CGGAACGTTACTTCATCCCCCAGCATCACATACAACTCAGTGCCACATTCCTGGGTGCATGGACCTATCTTCACAATCCAGAACTCAAACAGTCAGCTACAATATTCTCAGCGGGCTAACAAAATGCAAATACTAGCACCCATAAGCCTCGGCGAGTTAATCGATAAGATCACCATACTAGAGCTCAAACAAGAGTTGATCAAAGACAGAGATAAACAAGCTAACATCAACCACGAACTCAGTGAACTAAACAAGATTTTAAGCAACCTACTAATTAAAACACCCCTGAACAATGAGCGCGAAGCGCTCAAAACGGTGAATCGAGAACTGTGGTATATAGAGAACTTTAAACGTGGCTGTGAACTGGAACAGGGTTTTGATCACAAGTTCATAGAAGCCGCTCGTGAAGTCTACTTAAAGAACGATCTACGTGCCCAACTCAAACGTAGGATTAATACACTAACTGGTTCAAGTATCATAGAAGAAAAGAGCTATGTATCAAATACTGGTTGAAATCCTATTGACCTTACTGCTTTGGTCACTGTATGTCACTGTGGGACTAATAGGTCTGGGACTGATACTGGTATTGATCAAGTATCTGAATTAATACTATATACACTGAAATATGCGTGTAGTGCATATTCTTGCGCGGACATACTAAAATATGTGTGTAGTTGCATATTCTTGAAACTGTCTTGAGCTACCGTAAAGAGCGACTAGATCATTGCTGTACACATACACACACTGTATGAACATAGTATAGCATAGACTGCTCTAGCATGTATATACTCAAATACCCCGCTGTAGCCCAAAGTGGTCTAACACATAGAGAACTCTAGGTATAGTGTATATAGTGACTGTACAGTGAATACCCCGCTGTACGGTTTGAGCACTGTGCCGGCTCGCAGTCCATAGGGGGCCACGCCTATGGACTGAAAACAGTGTGATCACCGTGAATACCCCGCTGTAGAGGTCTGTGAGACTGTGGTGGAGGAGAGTGGGAGGAGAGTGGGAGGAGGGTGAAAAAGTATTTGACTATAGCCTCTCAACCCCACCGTGACCTCAAGAATTCTACTGTAAAAAACCCTAGAAAAGGCTGTCAAACTGGGCCAAAATCCATCAAATTCCGGCCTTTTTCCACAAATTTTCCATAGTTTTGTCACGTGTTTGCCACAATTATCCACACTGATAACTTGCTCTTGAACCAGTTCTAGTGTATAATTACTGTATGCAGAGTAATGTATACTGTGTACGGGACTCTAGCTCATGTTGGTTAGAGCAGCGGACTCATAATCCGTTGGTGCTGTGTTCGACTCACAGGAGTCCCACCATAGTGTATATACAGTAAATAGAGTAACAAACCCGAGGATGCAGGATATATACTTGTCAGTGGGGATCAGGAGCTAGAAGTCTGGGAGATCTTCGAGACAAGATGAGGGGTGATATAGTCTAACCGTTACTGCGCCAAACCAATAACCATATAAACTTCTAGTGGTAAGGGCTCATTATCGAGAGATAATAGGAATAAGTTGGCGGGGATTCGATAACGACACCTGCGTATATTGAATACTGACGATAGAGATAATGTTATTATGCATTATCTCTATTTTCTTTTGTGATTATCTATTAATACTGCGAGCAGTTTCTTCATCTAATACTACGGCAAGCATATTAAATGCGTCTTGCACATTATCATTATCTTCATAATCTTCATCGATAATGAATTGTAACTGCAACATTGCATTATCTAAACGCTGTTTATAATCTAACATAATGGTATTTCCTTTTTATTAAACAAATTCTATATTATCTGTACGTAATTGCAGTTTTGCAACGTCTGTTAAGCGACTTACTTCTGCTTGCAGTTCCTCATATATAATATCTCCGCTAACATAAGCGCATTTTGCTTGTGTAGGGAATATATGCACAATATCTCCATTATCTTTTACTTTAGTATGTACGTTAAACGCAATTACTAATTTATATAATTCTTTATTGCGATTATAAACAAGTTTTGCTTTAGCAAGTGTATTAAATGCAGTACTTAACATAGGAGCTCCTTTTTAGTGTATGTGTGTATTATAGTGTCTTTTTGGAGTGCCGTCAAGTGTGGCTTTTAGTACACGGTCTTGTTGTAGGGTCTTTGGTTGACAGAGTGGTAAAACCTTGCTATAATACACTATGACGACACAAACACTAACCCGCAAAAAGCGCACAGACCGCAATCATATCATATATGAGCTCGTGGTCAATGGCAAGAACTACATAGGCGTCACTGCCAAGACAGAGTCTACTGTGAACAAGAGTGTACTGTCACGTGCCGCAAAGCATTTCTATCGTGCAAAGACCGAGACTAAGAACTGGCTTCTGTGTGCAGAGCTTCGTACACTTGCAGACAAGAGTGAGATTGCTGTCTTCGTACACGAAGTCATTCGCGGCAAGGCAGAAGCTCATCGTAGAGAAGTTGAGATCCGTAGGGCCGTGAAGCCCGTGTTGAACACTGATTGCCGTGGGGATTGAAGGGGCATTGGTTGACAACATGGTAAAACCACTGTATAATAAACACATACACTAACAAGGAGCAACAATGAAAGTAGACCACACACTGTATATATACAAAGCAGACAAGCGCACCAAAAGCGGCGAGCGTCTGTTGTCAACTACTGTATGGCGCAACAGGGATGCCGCTGAGATGGCTCGTGAGGTGCGGGAGTTGCAATACTCTACGTGGCCCGTGTCGCAGGGCTACCGACTCGAGTTCGTAGCCACAATGAAGACTGTGAAGAACTTGATGACGGGCGTAGACGTACAAATAGCACATGACACTCCCCGCAGTTGTGATCCCTCTAGCGAACTCTACTGGACCATGTGATGTACAGTTATATATGCCAGATGTATTACAAGGATCGGCTGTATTCCGGACACTACTGGAAGGACTACAGCCTGGCCCGGGCCCGCAGGGAAGTTGTCAAGATGCAACGGATACATCCTGTGATGACTTTTCGGTTGACAGATGGTAAAACCGGTGCTATAATAAACACTTACACTAACAAGGAGCTGACATGAGCATTCAAACAGTCAACGCAGAGATCCTGCAGGGTAACTTCACCAACGATCAACTGATCTCAATCATCGACGCTGTGAAGTTTGCACGAGCACGTCTTACAGAACAGACCAAGCGAGGCCTGCGTATAGGCGACAATGTCAACTTCAACAGTGTCAAGCAGGGTCGCAACGTCACTGGCGTAGTGATGAAGATCGCTATCAAGTACGTCACAGTACAGACTGTTAACGGACTTTGGAGAGTGCCTGCGAATATGCTCACAGTGATTGAGGACATGGCTGACCCGATGAATGACTTCAACTATGTTGGTTCACGTCATCACTATTGATTCAATGAATTCCTTTCCGGGCGTCAACCAGGGCAGTGCCAGAAGCACTTAAAGACCTAAGACCCGGATCATGGTTGACAGAGTGGTAAAACCGTGTTATAATTGTCCTACACTAACAAGGAGTTGATATGCGTACACAGACTACACGTTTGCTTGAGATGATGGACGAGGGATTGATCAGCGCCCAAGCCATTGCAGAGATGGCTCTCGCTTACATGAGCGAGGACGATGTTGCGGATATGATGCGAAGCAACGACATTCTCGACGAAGAAGATGAGGATGACGGCCAGCCCGACGAAGCCCAGGAGTGGGAAAGCTTTGACGCAGACTGCTAAGGCGGTTGACAGGGCCTAAGAACCCTGTTATAATACACACATCGCAACACACTAAGGAAACAAAATGACTTCAGTTTTTATTGTACGTGCTGAGGACCGTGGCGCTCCTGAGAGCATCATCTACGGAGTGTATCCCACTGCCAAGCTGGCTGAAGCTCGATGTGCAGTGTTGGAAGATTCAAGGCATGACTTCTGTCATGATTTCGTCTGGTTTGATGAAGTCAAGGTGGGACCTAACGGTGCTGACTGCGAATTTGCCAATCGATAAGGAAACAAGATGACCAAGCTAGAACTATTGGCCAGTGAACTGGCGTTCATGAGCAATGAGAGTCTTGCTAAGTTAGCAAGGATCTTGGTAGAAGACTACCCCACTAGGGCCAGCTCTTTGGAGTGGAACCTAAGTGTAGAGATACAAGATGTGACTATTAGACAAATGGAAGGTACACTATGACACGCGAATACGACGAACTGGCAGTTTACGAACGCAACGGCTTTGATATCATCGTGGAGAAGACCTATGAAGACACTCACCCCAACGACCTCTTTGACGACTGCGTCAGTGATATCAAACAACTCTGCGAGGACATCGAGTGCGGGAATCTTGACTGGTTCATCCTCCGGGTCCGCGTCCTGGTTGAAGGGCTCGAGATTGGATCGTCCAGTGTGGGCGGATGCTTATACAAAGACGCCCGAGAGGTCCTTACTGACGGGCTTGCGGAGAACGAAATCTCAGTGGCTCTAGCAGAAGCTAAGACGCAGGTCTATCGCTTGTACAAGACGTTTCAGAACCTGAGTTGGGAACTTGATGCAGGACATGTGGCATGACTATTAATAAGGATGAAGTACTACAGTGGACGGGGGCGTTCTTCATCACTGTAGGACACGTGCTCAACACCATGGGGAGTGCCTATCACAGGGACATTTGGAACATTGCCGCGTTCGCTGTGGGAACTGCACTGTTCTTGACATGGACCATCCGTGTGGCAAATAAGCCACAGATGGCAGTCAACGTTGCAGGCTTAGCCACAATGGCTGTAGGGTTATACAAAGCATTTGGTTGACTGATTGGTAAAACCTTGCTATAATAAGCACATGGACAGTTAGAAAAGAGTTAAAGGTTACCTAGTCCGCTAGGGGTGAACGAAGGGTGATACGACCCGGATACCCATGAAGCAGGAGGGTCCTAAAGTAAGGCGAGACACCATCGAGCCCGAGGATAAGGACTATCAAACTCCAGGAAGGCGGCGGACCGCTAGGCTGTAATGAGGTCTTGACGCAAGTTGGTGATGCGTGTCAAGAACTTCCTTTAACTTTTTTCTAACTGTCCATTAGGGGTTGACAACATGGTAAAACCGTGTTACAATACACACTTACACACAGCAACTAAGGAGCAACTATGCAAGCACTAGCAAAGTTTATCGAGCAGAAGAATCACTGGAACTCATTCTTCAAAGGCGAGCAGTATGAGATCCAAACTGCTAAAGGTCGTCAGCGCATTGCAGATATGATTGATGCGGCTCTAAGCCCTGAGAACCTTACCTGCGATGGCGAACTGCCCCGTGCAGAGGTCAATCGGAGATACAAGGAACTGATGACAGCGGCCAAGCAACTGAAGAAGTTGGATCCTGCGGTTAAGTTCTACGAATACGAAATGGAGATCTAAAATGGCTATCTATAATCCAGCAGATGACAATCTCTTAGAGGACCGGGATTTGATCGATCTAGTTCTTGAACAGATTGCAGAAGACTTGATGAACGGCGACTTAACAGCCCTTGAGGAACTATTGAAGGCAGTGCCTGACACTAATCTTAAATCATACTTAACAGAGGTCCCTTATGCCTAATTGGTGCAACAACACATTGACGCTGGAACACGAAGACCCAGCAATGATCGCCCGAGCCAAGGCTGCGTTCCTTGATGGTCGCTTGCTGGCGGAGTTCATTCCAGTGCCGGAGGATCTACAGATTGTAGCAGGTTCAGTAGGTGATGCCGTGGAGCAGGCTAAGTTGGTAGAGCAGACTGAGCTGAACCGAGTCACGCATGGCTACGGCAACTGGTATGACTTCTGTGTCAACGAGTGGGGCACCAAGTGGGATGTTGGTGGCGACGATGGAGTCCTTAATGACTTCGACGGTGGCATCATTGTAGGCTTTGACAGTGCCTGGGCTCCTCCTATTCAGGCTTATGAGAAACTAGAGGAACTGGGCTTTAAGATCCTTGCTATGTATTACGAGCCGGGCATGGCGTTTGCTGGCATCTTTGAAGACGGCCAGGATGACTACTACGAGTATGGCGGCTTAGACAGTGTAGGCATTGCAGAGACTTTGCCATCAGCACTTGACGAAGCGTTTGGCATCAGCGAGAGTGTGGCTGAATGGGAAGCAGAGAACGCAGAGGAAGACGAGAACATTGACATCGACCTCGATGGTGGCCTGAGCGCCACTAACGAATAACCCTGCTGCCTGTAGGGTCTTAACAGCGTATTTGACAGATGCGCTGTTCTGCGTTATAATACACACTTAGCAACAAAGGAAACACAATGTACAAAGTAACAGCAACACTACGCACAGGCGGCGGCGGCTTTTGGAGCAACACTAAAACGGCTGTAGAGATTACGGCACTGCAACTTGCATACACAAACGACGAACTGGACTTTGGCGAGTTGCGTGTGTGTTTTAATACTGCAACTTGGGATGTAAACAATCTGGGTCTCATATATACAGACAAACAGTTTATGAAAGAGCTTAAAAAGCTGTTAACTGCTAAGGGCTTTGACGCTAGCGATGTGTCGTATAGCGAGCAGGGTATGCAGGGAGACACTTATGTGTCCTGCGATGTTGGCGAGCGTTTTATTAACACGTTTATGCAAAACGCATAACCCTAAGCCCGAAAGGGCTTTTGGTTGACAGAATGGTAAAACCGTGTTATAATTATGACACACTGAAACACTAAGGAGCAACAATGTCAAGCTACCCAAATATGAGTTACTGCATGTGCGAGAACACCCTGTCTGCACTGGGGCAAGTGATGGAAGCCATGCGCGAAGAAGGCCCTATGTTCCTGCAGGAACTGAACCGCACAGAGAAGAGGGCCTATCAGGAACTGTTCAATATGTGCGAAGCATTCCTAAGTGCCGCAGAGGAACTTGAGGACGAAGCAGGACGTGAGAGCGAGTACGGCAACGAGGACCGCGGTCTAGAAACTTGCAGAGATTGATATGAGCGAAGATACTAAATTTTTCTTAGAGATGTTACTGTTCAAAGCAGTGATGGTGGCCTTTATAACTTTAATATGGTGGATGGTAAAATGATCACAGCAGACACACTCAAAACACTTATCTCGTACACAGCACAGGACCTGACCCGAGAGGCTCAACGTTGCGGCTACCGAGGCCCAGAGTTCACAGGTGCAAAGTTCTTGGGCATCACTAACGGTGGACAGTTCTGCTACATGGCAGTGTTCCATGTGAAAGGTGGCACTGACAGCACCAAAGTGTGGTTAGACTATAACCACACAGTGGATAAGGTCTATGTTGACTACCATTTGACAGAACTGGCATAAGCTGTTATAATAAACACTTACACACACTAGGAGCACACAATGGCAACACGAAGCACTATCGCATTGGAATTCGCAGACGGCACAGTAGAGCAAGTCTACTGTCACTGGGACGGCTACTTGGCACACAACGGCTTGATGCTGTTGGAGCACTACAGTAACCCGTTCATCTTGCGTGACTTGATTGACCTGGGCGGCTTGAGTAGCCTGCGCCCTACAATTGGTACCAAGCACGCCTTTAGCCAGTTTGACTTGCCTAAGGAAGAAGTAGAAGCCTTTATCAATCGGACAGCAAATATGTGTACCTTCTACGCCCGCGATCGCGGCGAGAAACTTGTTGCACACAAGTTCGTTGACTTCCAGGACTACTTGGCTCATCACTCATACGAGGAATACGAGTACATCCTACGCAAAGACGGCAACTGGTATGTTCAATGCCACGATGACCCCTATGTTACATTGAAGTCTGCAATTGCAGACGAACAAGATCGAATTGCACAAGAGGAGACAGCAGAATGAGCGCGATTAAAGACTTAGCCTACGACATTGAGCAACTGTACATTGACGGCATGAGTGCCAAGATGATTGCAGTAACTTTGGATTGCCCGATTGAACAAGTATTGGGCTTCCTAGAAGACACTGGTGTGGCGGATTCGCCACAGGAGGACGAGATCTATAGTCCCTACTACGGCGCATAAAACCAAAAAACGGTTGACACAGCCGCCCAATTGTGTTATAATTAATTAATGCGAAATAGTTCGCAGGACACACAGACATTCACACATAAGGAGATTTTATGTCTAAATCATTTACCCATGCAGGTGTTTCTAAGTTGGACGGTGAGTTCAAAGTTCGTTTCGCAAATGACGCGATGCGTACTAAGGTGTTGATCAAGAACGGTCACACTGACATCGACATCGTTGAGTTGAAGAACCCAATGAACAAGGAAGAAGCCCTTGCTTATCTGATCAGCATCGACTTCGACAACGGCAACACTGCTGTTCGTGCAGCATTGGAGTCTGAAGTTGACAAGCGTGGCAATACGCCCAAGGCTGCGTCTAAGGACAAGCCTAAGAAGGAAGCTAAGAAGCCTAAGAAGGCTCCTGCTCCTAAGCCCACGCTAGCGGCTATTCGTGCCAAGGCCCCTAAGACTACAGTCTCCAAGGCCGAAGTGATAGCCCAGTTGGCTGACATGGAAGACGCACCTTACTAATCAAAGAGGGGCAGTGCCAATAAGTCCCCTCTAGCACACCGGGGTATTCAGAGAGACTATGAGCAGATTACAATTATTCGGAAGACCTTGGGTAGTATTTGATGCCCACAACAAAGAACATCGCAAATGGTTTGCCAACTTTAATAAGTACGGTGCCTGGGGCAGATGCCCTGTAAGGTTTGTGGTAAACGATTCACACGGTGATCTTGTTACCCAAATCCAAAGAGAACTCATTGCTCACTATGTGGGTCGAGAGTTTGGCAAAATTAATGCTTGACCTTATAGGTTATACTTGCTATACTAGTAGCAACTGTTGAGAAACAGAACTTATAAGGAAAACATAAAATGAAAAGATTTAGTGAAGAAACAAAAACTTTCAAGTTGTTCAACGCAATGTACAACGGCGAGAAGGTTACTGCTAGCCAAGCAGAGAAGCGTTTTGGTATTAAGAACGTGAGTGCCGAAGTCAGTCGCATTCGTCAAAGTGGTTATGCCGTTTACGCTAACAAGCGTACCGCTGGCAACCATGTTGAAGTTACCGAGTACACAATCGGTACACCAAGCCGCAAGATCGTTGCCGCTGGTTACAAAGCATTGGCGCTTGGCCTAGTCTAAGAGTTCGCTCCGAAGTCCTGGGGGTAGTGTCCCAGGCAACCCCCGAACCCCGCCCACTGTGAAGTGCGTGGGGTTCATCTTGTTGTAAAAATACAACACTTGAATGGTTGACAGATTGGTAAAACCTTGCTATAATAGACACATAGACAGCAACACACTAGGAACACACAATGGCTAAACTACTAATCACTACACAGGTTTACGAGAACTACGGTGCCCACGATTGGGACGGCGTTGGTGAGTGCCCACAGTACTGGAAAGCCAAGGGCGGCAACGACTACGTGGTCAAGAAGTTCAAAGACCTCAACAAGGTCACAGAGACCGTGATGGCTCTGCGTGGTCAGATTGAGCAGGACAATGAAGGCTTCCGCGAGACGATCATCGGTTGGGAGATCGTAGCCAACGACTACCTCACAGAGTTCGAAAAGGACCAGTTGGAGTACGAGGGCTCCATCCGCTACCCCGCCAAAGAGCTGGCTTGGTAAGGAGCACATGATGATCGTACACAATGTTCAAGTCTACCCTGTCTATGCTGGTCATGTGAATGATCACAAGGTCATCAGAGAGGAAGAGTTCAACACCCGTGAGGATGCACTCATGTGGGCGGGATTCTACAACCAGCATCGTGATAACTGGAACATAAATGGCTGGCTCGAGACCGGCAACGGATTCAAGGCAGTCTACACTGGCGCCATTGACGCTGAGACTGGAGAGAACCTGTAAAGACCCGCCGGTTGACTGGGTTATTGTTTGGTGCTATAATACATACATCGCAACAAGGAGTTGATCATGCTGAAATTGATAGGTTGGTGTACTGTAGTTTGGGCCATGTTCCATTTTGGAATTGCTCAACTGGTCGCAATCTATTGCATGGTTGGCCTCTCTTTCATCGCAGGAGTTTAATATGGGCTACAAGGTTTTGGACACCACAGACATGATGCGTACCAAGTACGGCCCCCGCAAGGGACTCGAAGGTCCATTTAACTTCTCGGGCAAAGTGTTGTATTATTGCAACAAAGAGGGTGCCTACTACGATCCGACCACAGACTTCTATGTCGAGCAAGCAGAGATGGATTTGATCAACCAAAGACTGGTTGACATCTTGTCCAAATGAGCTTATAATACACACATGGACACAAACAAACAGGAGCACAAAATGGATTACAACAACATAGTAGACACTCAACGGGGCATGGCACAGATGCTGGGCAAGACCTTTGTGCAGGTGACTGGTTCCGTTGGTGATGGCGAGATGCTGTTCGAAACAGCACAGGGCGAGCGTTTCATGTTCGCTCACCAACAGGACTGCTGTGAGTCCGTGGACATCAACGACATCGTTGGTGACCTGCAGGACCTGTGTGGCCAACCTTTGTTGGTTGCTGAGGAAGTCAAGGGTGCCACTGAGCCAGACGAAGAGCACGACGAGAGCTACACTTACACCTTCTACAAGTTCGCTACCCGTAAGGGCTATGTGGATGTTCGTTGGTTGGGTGAGAGCAACGGCTACTACAGCGAGTCTGTGGAACTGTTCGTCGAGGGTGTGGTTGTTCCAGGAGAGCATCAGCCCACTCTAAACGACCTGCTACGTGCCAAATTAGCAGGTTGACAGGGCCTAAGAATCCTGTTATAATACATACACACTAACACAAAGGGAGCGACAGATGGCTAAAAAAGTAAACTACGATGCGTTTAACAGTTTCGACCTTAACGAAGCTTGTGACCATTTTGACTGCGTAGACCAGAAGCAATGGGCTAAGATCCGCCCGTTCATTGTAGCAGACGGACAGGACTACGAGACTGTAATGGTAGAGAACTTCGACTTTGAAGACGTTACAGACAGCGAGCACGAGGCCTTCTGTGCAGGCGTTAAGTATGCCCTTACTAAGATGAACATTGCCTTTGACAAGGCAGGCGTGGAACTGGAAGTGGCAGAAGTGGACTTGGTAGAGGCATTTGGCTATATGCTAGTCCGTGTAGATGACGAGCCCGAGAGCTTTGTTAAGCGAGCCCTTAAGAAGCCCGTTATGATGGTTGACAGCTGGGTCTAAAGCTGTTATAATACATACACACTAACACAAAGGGAGCGCAAAATGAAACTCAATGAACTGCAGATACACAAGAACATTGGTACAATCCAAATGGGCAAGGACGAGGACGGTGATCGGTTCTACGCCTACACTCACTTTGCTTCAGGCAACACCTCCGATGAGGACACCATCAAGGGTGCCAAAGAGATGTTGGATTGGGAAGAAAAGAACTACCAAGAAGTCCAATCGGCCATCCGTGTATTGGCGGGCCGCGGCTACAAGGTGTTCAAAGAGGTAGCATAATTTGCCGGAGTGTCAGCCTACCACTAGACCCTGCAACAGCAACCCCCTGCCGTAAGGCCACCGGTTGCATCGCCTGGGCACTTCGTAGGTTGACACCGAGGTTTTTCTATGTTACAATACAGACTTACACAACAAGGACACACAATGACATTACCTAAGCCAATCGCATCCAGCACTGGTGGAACGATTACCTACACAAAGACCGGTTTGATCCACAGTGCCGGCAAAGCCTACAGCGGTAAGATTGCCGCTCAAGAAGCTAAATCAAAGTCAAAGTAAGGACCAATGATGGTTGCAATAGATCCAACACAGATAGCAAAAGCCTTTACCAAACATGGCGGTGCATTTGACCGTGGTGCCGCAGACAGTTATTACAATCGCTCACGCAATCCCCACAAGTGGCCAGATGGCACCTATCAAGGACTGAGAGTTGACCTTGAACCTGGTACAGCAGAATACGAAGCCTACATGATGGGCTATGATTACAACGAAGCCCACGGCGACAAGAAGGAGTACTAAAATGTCAGTTGAATTTACACTTGAAGGTCTTACACCCCGTCAGATGATCCTAGCAGATATCATCTGGGCCTGCGAAGACAAGCCCGAAGTTGATCGCTTCATCAAGGCACTGCCCACACAGGCTTTCCGCAATGAAGCAAAGAGCATCGTGGATCTGATGAAGATGGCGGCAATCGAACAATGCTACGATGGCATTGCAGAGCCCATGGATGTCAAAGCCCTGCTGGCCAAGATCAGCATTAGAAAATGAAAGAAGTGGTCCTGGACACCATCGGACCCGTTGCTGTAGTGGTTGGGTTGATCATCATAGTCAGCCTAGTCTATGCCCTGCCTGTGATGTGGTTGTGGGACTGGTTGATGCCCACTATCTTTGGACTTAAAGAGATCACAGTGTTCCAAGCATGGGGTTTGAGTGCCTTGTGCGGGATGTTGTTTAAAAGCAACACCAGTAAATAACAGTTGACAGAAGCGTAAAACGGCAGTATAATACATACTTACACACACTAAACAGGAGCTAGAAATGATTGCATTAGAGAACATTGAGTCCATCCACAACACTGCATCCACTGCCGCACAAAAGGCCGCACAGGACTACATCACCAAGCATGGTGAAGACTGGTACTGTGGCTTTGCTTGGGTTACGGTCTACGAAAAGGGCTCAACCAAGTTGGGCCGTGCATTGAAGGCTGTGGGCTTCAAGCCAGCATACGGTGGCGGACTCCAGCTGTGGAATCCCAGTGGACACGGCACACAGAGCATGTCAGTCAAAGAAGCTGGCGCCCAGGCCTACGCTGATGTGCTTCGTAGCTTCGGAATTGACAAAGCCTACGCAGGCGGCCGAGCAGACTGATTGGGCACTAGGGCACTTGACAAAGGTGCCCTAGTCTGCTATAATACAATTTTAAACACTTAAGGACTAACATGGCCGCAACAAAGACCAAAGCACCCAGCAAGGGCACCACAGTACTAGAATTCGATACGGATGCTATCAAGCGCCGTGAGAAGGAAGTAGCCAAAGAGACTGATGTCCAGATCCTGGATCGCTTGTCAGAGCGCTTTGAGATTCTGGAAGAGATGACCAAGGCTGTAAAGAACGGCAATGTCCGTGCTATGATTGTCAGTGGTCCTCCGGGCGTGGGCAAGAGCTACGGCGTAGAATCTGTGCTACAAAAGGACGGCCTGTTCGACACATTGGCAGAGCGCAAGCCCAAACATGAAGTCTGCAAGGGTGCCATGTCAGCCATTGGACTCTATGCTAAACTCTACGAGTTCTCAGCTGTAGGCAACGTTGTAGTCTTTGACGACTGTGACAGCATTCTAATGGAAGACTTGAGCTTGAACATTCTCAAGGGTGCCTTGGACAGTTCAGAGCGCAGGTTCATCAGCTGGAACACTGACAGCCGACTGCTACGTTCAGAAGGCATTCCAGATCGCTTTGAGTTCAAAGGTGCGGCTATCTTTATCACTAACATCAAGTTCGAGCACGTGAGATCAAAGAAGTTGCGTGATCACTTGGATGCATTAGAGTCACGTTGCCACTACATTGATCTGCAAATGGACACCAACCGTGAGAAGATCTTGCGTATACAGCAGATCGCCCGTGACGGTAACATGTTGGATCGCTACGAGTTTGAGCCCATCCAAAAGGACGAGGTCATTGAGTTCATCATTGAGAACCAGGACAAGCTACGTGAGCTGAGTCTGCGTATGGTGCTAAAGATCGCTGATCTGCGTAAGAGCTTTCCAAAGAACTGGGCCGCTATGGTCAAGACCACGTGTATGAAGCGAGCGTGACATGATACGTAATATACAGCGTATCTCAGCACTGGCTGCAATGATAGCGGTGCTGTGGGTACTCTACGCAGACTCACCCGTGGAATACGGATGGGCTGTGTGGTGCGTGTTGGCCATAGCAATGATCCTAGAGCAACTATCGTTCCAGACGGGTGTAGTACATGGCATAGACATGTACACCCAGATGACACCCGATCAACAAAAAGATGTTAAGAAGATACTGGACGACCTATGATTGATACATGTACATACATAGGGGACGGTAGCGGCTGTACAGCGCCTAGCCTACCCGGGCGCAATTACTGTGCAGAGCACCTGTACGTAGTCTACAAAGAGGGTACAGCACGGGCCAAGCGCAAGAAGGAACTTACCATAGTGGACAAGGTTCAACTGGTAGAAGAGCTCATGCACGAAGCTATCGCAGAGCTGGAAGCAGAAGGCTTTGACTGCTACGGTGAGAGAGAACTGGACCTAGACGAGGCCTGAGGGGCCGACCGGGGGGTGGGGGGTATACATGCAAACAAGTTAGTAAGCACTAACTTGCAAGCATGCCAAAAGTTCTCAAAAGTTCTCAAACTTTCTCCAAAGTTCTTTCCAAAATCAACCACCATGTTAGAGTAGATCACCTGGGGCCGAGATCTCTTCACCACTTTTTAACTGCGCGGCAATTTTTTAGCTACTGTAGACCTCGGTGCCCTAGACACTAAGTTATACCGTTTCAGTCTTGACTTTAGTGGCTCGTTTAGTTGTAGTGGGTGCAATAGGTGCCACTACTAAGCCCGCAACTGCATTGTTCAACTGTGATATAACACTGTCAAACGTGTCCTGTGCTTCCCAGGTTCCGTGTGGTGGACAGTGTAGGAATGTCACTGCTTCCACAGTTCCATCTTCTCTTACCACTGTATTGTGGTGTACGCTGATCACTAGATCTTGTCTGATGCTCAGCGGTGTGCCTTTGTGTGCCGGCGTGGCATTGGTTAGTTTTATGTACATAGTGTTCTTAGTATACACTCTAAAACTATCACTGTATATACATTTTGGAGGTTTGAAAATTTTTTTACTAATTTTTTCCTCCTACACATATAATTCTTGACATATCGTATAAGTATGTATATAATGTTTAATTGTTCGGAAAATTATGCTATACACTATCACAGCTTTGGAAGATCCACTACTAGCCTTGATCAAGGACGATCCTGTTCGTCCTGACATTCCCATTGACTTTAGAGTAAGTGAACATTGCAGTGTATACGTGTTATTGGACGATCTATACAGTAAGCCACAAGCCGTAGTCTGTGTTGCCCGTAAAAGTAGTGTGCCCAAAGATGTTCTAGAGTTGGCTGCATTGGATCTTGAGGTTCCTACAGTGGCAGTATTCTACACTATATGGAGTTATGTGCCCGGAGCAGGACGCAGACTCATACAAGAAGCACAGCGTAGTATACGCTTAGACTATAAGAACATAGTGACTTTTGTCACATTATCACCGCCCACTGAAATGGCACGTACATTCCACTTACGCAATGGTGCTGGAGTACTCAGTGTTAATCCGGACACAGTTAATTACATCTATGACTAATACATTTTATCTGGACATGGACGGAGTTGTTGCAGATTGGGACACGGCTGCCAGTGAGTTTTTAGGACGCCCTACACGGGGTGCTGATCCACGTACACACTACAAGAACACTCCAGAAGAATGGCTTCGTATCAAGACGCAGGGTAGATTTTATCGTGATCTACCACTAATGCCACGTTGTAGTGAACTAGTTGATCTAGCTCGACGTTATCGTGATGGACTAGGTTGGGAATTATTGTTTCTAACTGCTGTACCCAAGGATGATGATGTACCCTGGGCCTATTACGATAAAGTACTGTGGGCCCAGGCTCACTTCCCCGATATACCTGTACACTTTGGACCGCATAGTTGGGACAAGCACAGGCATTGTACTCAGGGTGATATCTTAGTGGACGATAGACCTGATAACTGCTCACAGTGGATTGCTGCCGGGGGTTTGGCTGTACAAGTACTAAATAATAATCTAGGGGACACTATACGACAGGTGGCCTTTGATTTGAATCGACGAATGAGCCTACGTAGTATGGCTTCGTTGAATGCCATGGCGGACGCCATTGTGGCTGCAGGTGGTTTTAAAGTTGGTAATTAAATGAATATAATTTGCTTTAGTTCGCACACAGCAGGAGGGATAATGTGTGATTTAATGAATAACACTCCCCTTGACCATGTTATCTCAAACTCAAAAAGACTTGGCCCCGAGACACATTCAACGTACCGTATCAACAATCGAGAGCATAATATGTTAAAAGGTTTTATGAGAATAAAATCTGGATATATAGATGTAAGCAATGGGGCATTTTCAGAATACACTTATTCCCGGGCCGTAGATGAACTTAGATCAAACAATAAATCGCCAGACACCTGGGTGGGATCGCACTGGCATCCCACAACTATTCCGGATAGTATATTAACCACTAGCAAAGTCATAGTTATTACCAATGAGAGCTATGCCAGTAGATTATTATTGTTTATAAGATTAGTCAATGGAATTATTAAACTAGGAAAAGGACGGTCCCCATGGGATACCGAACGTGGCGTACAGATCAACGATGATATCAAACAAGCAATATTAGCAGGCGGATTTGACCCCAACGATCCATTAGATGACTCTTTAATGTTTGATCTTTTTCCTGACTATTTAAGATCGTTGCAAATACGAGCTAATAATATATGGAGGCCGCATCCGTTGTGCCAAAATGTGGAATTTGAAGATATAGTAAATGGTAATTTTGTAAGAGACAACAATTTAAATATCGAAGTATTCAATTATTGGAAAAGTATAAATTCTTTTCTATATCAAGAGCCCGATCAAAAGTTAAAAGAGTATTTCGATAATTCTTTACTCTAGCTGGTGGCTTTAATGTTGGTAGTTAATTAAAGGTGAAATTTGTTTTTTACCGCTGGCGCTTCGCGCTGGCTTCGGGCCGTTCTCCTCCCTAAATCACGTCAAGAAAAAACCCAGGGGGTTTAAACCTGGGTTTCTCTGTATTTGGCCATGGCAAGCTGTCTAGCCAGCCATAATCTAAACTTTACGTGATCCGATAGTTCTAGATCTTCATCTACTAACTTACCATATTCTGCACTGCGTCGATTGCGGCCAAAGGTGACTTCATCACTGAATTCAAAGTCACTGTCCTCTAGACCTCCTGGATTACTTCTTGGCTGCGTCTTTCTTGTCGTCTTTCTTAGCAGGCTCACTTTTAGCAGGCGTTGCTGGCGCAGCCACGGAGGGTGCGGCTGCTGGAGCGGCTGCGGCTGGTTTAGCAGGTGCTGTGGCAGCTGGTTTGGCTGCGTCTTTCTTTTCTTCTTTCTTAGCTGGCTCAGCGGCAAAAGCAGTAGCGGACATGGCCAATGTGGCGATTAGGGTAGCGATAGTTTTCATTTTAAGTTCCTTGGTTTGTTTAATACAAGAATTATCCCTGTATACATATATAACGCAGTAGCCCAGAAACTCGTTGACAGGGCAGGGATTTATTTTATGCTCAAACTTTGATCGTGCAGATCACCAATCATTTTCATTAGTTTTTCTATGATTTTACTGTTACGTAGGGTCTTGTATACTAGGTTCTCAATACCGTATTCTCCGGTCTGTTTTAGGCCTAATTTGCGGTAGTTTCGAAGCATTTTTAATACTTTTCGTCCGGTTTCGAGGTCGTTTGATTCGATGGCTTTACCTATGACTGTTCCCCATATTTTACTCATTCTTATGATCTCAGCGGAGTCAATTTCTTCAGGTTGGCTGTTGGGTTTTACCTTCCAACCGCCGTTGCCCAAACTATATGTGGCACTGACTGCGGGGAAGTTTGAGTCTTCTATGTAGACTTCTACAGGAACACCGTGTATACTGATATCGTATTGTTTCTTGTAAAGTAGGCGTTTGGTATCAAATAACTCAGCGGCTTCTCTATCACAGTTCACAGTATCAAAGTCTACAATGATATGCAGATCTAGATCGCTGTGTTTGGTATAGTAATAGCCCAGTTGACTACCTGTTAGTACTAAGTCTTTAACTTCAAAAGGTACTTCAACATATTCAACAAAGTCCTTGGCTATCTTTAGCAGAGCCATTTTAACTTCTGGTCGTAGTTCTTCACCCTGCCACAGCAAAGGATTAAGTTCGTTGTGTTGTTCAAACCCTAGATCTAACTCAAGTATACGCATAGATATATATTTATAAGTTAAATATCGATATGATTGAACAGAATTACCGAGGCTACTTATTAGCCGCACATCCTAAAAGACCCGATCCGCATTTACGCAAAGGTGTCATGTTAGTACTTGACCACGATAGTTCAGGTGCTATTGGATTACAGATTAATAAACCTTTTAGCAACAATGTTAGTTTTAACACTGTGATGAATACTGTGGGATTACCCAATCCCATTGACCAACCATTGTATAATGGAGGGCCAGAAGCTACAAACCGAATACACGTTATACATAGTTTAGATTGGTATAGTTCCAGCACAACTAAGATCACTGACCAAATTGGAGTCAGCAATGACATCAGCGTGTTAGCCGCTATATCAGAAGGACAGGGTCCAGAATATTTTAGAGTAGTGGCAGGGTTTGCTAGATGGTTGCCCGGACACCTTGACGGAGAAATTATAGGTGAAGATCCGTGGAATATCAATCATACTTGGACCTTTATACCCGCTGACATTGATATATTATTTGGTCTAGATGACATAGACCAATGGCATAAAATTATTGCTGAGAGCGGACGTATGCAGGTTTCTACCTGGTTTTAATCTCGTTCGCTGTTTAATCCAGCAAGGATATTTCTAATATCCGCAATACCTTTAGTGTGCTTAGATTTAACAATGCTTACTCCCTGTGTGGGGTCAATTGGAGTAATCTCACCAGTCTCTGGATCTGTTGTAGTATTCACAGTACTAGTACGTTTTAGTCCTGCATACACACTACTGGTACCACCATTATTCTGTCGCTGTTGATTAAAACTGCCTTCTTGTTCATCTTCGCCTAGATCAGTGATACGCAGAGTTTCTACATTAAACTCTAGATCAACTTTCTGACCTACACCACTACTACTACGTGTTTTCATAAACTGGATTTGATAACGTCCACGTTCTTTCATAGCACGTGACGTAAAGATACCTATGACATTATCTGCTGTCATAATCTTACTCAAACCACCCGAGATGTGGCTGTGATCAAATTCAATTTCCTCAACTGCTGAACGATTTAACTGACTGGCTGTAACAGTGATACATTGTGTTTCCATGGCCAAGTTACGAATCTCTTCTGACACATACTTGTCCTTGACAAACAAATCACTTGGGCTAACTTTAACACTCAGCGGCATCATCAAGTCCAAATAGTCGATTAGAATAACGTCGGGCTTGCACCCTTTCTTAACTTGATACTCTTTCAAATACGCACGAATGTCGTTACAGTTCTTACCGCTTGGCATATACTTGACCTGCAGGTTACCCGCCTTCTTGCCCAGCATCTTAACTTTAAGTTCAACTTCGTCAATGCTCTTGAATACTTCACGAGTGCTAATACCAGTCATCATAGAATCTAAACGCATAGACACTAGACCTTCAGCCAATTCAAATGTAAGATACAATACATTAAGTCCTTGAAGTGCCCAATTACATCCTAGGTTTGCCAAGAACAAACTCTTACCACCACCGGATCCTGCACAGAAAATGTTTAACTCACCGCGGTTAAATCCACCATACAATTTCTTATCAATGCTGGGCCATCCTGTGCTGATCTGCCCATTACCATCTTTAAGTTTATTAAGACGAGCCCTAGGATCTTCAAAGTAATCAGTGCCCATGTCCTTGTTCAAACTGATCTGGATAGCATCCTTGATCAGCTTTTCTACTGGACCGTAGTCACCTGCTTCCAATAGATCACTAGAATCAATGATGGCTCGCTCTAATCCCTTATGTCGACTAAAGTTTTCAAACTCATTCATTAGCCAATCATAATTTTCTTTGGGCAATTGCACAGGATTTAAATCCGAACCCGTACTAGCATTTACAATTGTTGCTTCGGGCATTACCTTATACTCATCTACATATTTGGTAATGAATGTAGCAATGTCTTGCAGTCGTTGGTCAAAGTTTAGAGGGTCAAAAATGTTTTGACAGCGGACAAATGTCTCTGCATCGCTCATAAACATTTCGAGATATAGTTTCTGAATGTCGTAGTTGTAATTTGGTTTAGGTGCTTTTTCTTTAGTCATCTTTTAGTGCTTCTAGTTTTTTCTTCATTAGATTTATTTTTATCTCTCCCAACACTCTATAGTGCAGGATTGTGGTTAGTACGTACAGGCGTCCGTATTTTTGTACTGCATCTGCAACGTCTTTAATATCGTCACTCCAGGGCGGCAAACTGGCACTCCAGCCGTTGTCTATTGCGGCTTTAAGTAGTTTAGCGCCCGGTCTATCTTTATCGGGTACTACAATTATTTCTCTAGCTAAAGCATTTATCCTAGTAACTTGGGCTTCGTTAGGTTCATTGGTCATTATGCTGACACCATCTATAGCAATAGCATCAAACTGGCCTTCGGTGACTATGACAAACTTTCTATTGTAGTCTTGTGAGTCTATATTAAACACATAACCACTTTGACTATCTGTTAGATACTTTGGTTTGCCGTCGGTAATTTTTCTTCCTGTATAGCCCACCACTTTACCATCTTGATAGAAAGGAATCAGTACTCTATCTTTATATCCTGCTGTAGGACTCCACATCCAATTATACCAATCTAGTGTCATGCCTCTACCTAGAATGTATTCTACTATTTTACCAATGTCTTCTGCTATGTCTGGCAAGTATGCAGTATTAATCCAATCCATTACTGACATTGTACCTTCAGGCAAGGACCTTTCTAGTAGTGTTAGATTAAATGCTTTCTTAAGTACTGGCTGATCATCTTTGATCTTCATAGTGGCCAGATTAAGTTTTCCTATATCCATCTCACTCATGCCAATCCACTGGAATAAGTTTCTTGTATTCTTGCTTAATAGTTTACCTGGCGTCCAGCCTGCGGCAAATCCACAATTAAAGCAGTGATAAACAAATCCGTCTTTATCTAACTTTACACCGCCACGAAGTCGATTATCTTGACGCTCGCCTCTATGAGAACAACATGGCGCATTGAAGCTTGTCCAACCACCAGACGTTAGTTTTCTTTTTGGAGGCAGTAATGCTAATAATGCAGATTGTATATCATTCACATATACAGTTTAACTTCTGTAGAGGATTTTGTCAACTGTTCCGGAGAACGCAGTATTTCTATTGTCCGCATCAGTAGGTCCTCGGGTAGGAACGTGTTTAATTCGAATATATGAATATACCCCATTAAAATTAGCGTAGCCAATTCCGGTATAACCGTTATAGGTTAGAGTGCTGACCACAGAATAGTTTCCACTGCTACCCGGAGTGTTATCCAATGTAGCTTCTACGTAAACAGTGCCTTTGTAAGCTGTCATATAAATGGCTACTGTATGTAATGCAGAGTTTCCATTAAATGCTGGATCTGCATAAAGGTTACCGCTAAAATTTTCATATAGGCTAATTCCATCGTTCCAGACCGGATTGAATGTAGTAACTGAAACACTGTCTTTAAGCACTGGATTCACATCATTACTTAAATGCAGGGTACCGGCCATTCCATAATAAGTATTTGAATATGCAGGAGCGTAACTACCATCGGATCCTAATAATTTGACACTATATTGATAGCTAGACCTATCCAAGTCTAGTGTATCGCTTTCGTTAAGAGTTAACAGGGCTAGGCCGCGTGTAGAAGTAGTACCAAGATCTAAAATGTCTAATCCTTTTTCTACTATCAGTCGTTGATTAATTGCGTCAAACATACTGAATACAAATGTTTGGGTATTGTAAATTCTAACCTTTTTCTGATCGCTGTTTTTAAACTGGACTCGAACTTGGTTCTTAATCCCTTTTTGTATTTTCAAGTCTCGTTGATACATAACCTGGTTAACTCCCCTAGTAGTTGCGTCCAAATCTAATATAACGGCGAGAGTATTTGGATATAAATAGATTGGTAAAATTTGCATAAAGTATTTATTTAAAAATAATGAGAGAACAGTTTCAAGAAAATTTCCCCTTTATATCTTGCGTTAAATCCAATGATAAAGAATACGTCGGCATCGTCATCAACTTTGATGATTATATTGCCAGCATCTATGATATATCGATGATATTAGGTGAAACTGAACGCACACTATTTTTAGAAATGGGTGAGATTTGGTGGTGGGAAAGTAATCGTAAAATACCCATTAACATTTTTCTAAAATCTGAAATGCAGATATTCAGGCCATTTATTAAAACGTTTAATGCTAAAGATGCAGAATTAGTCTTTGGGCCAACTGTCAATCTCAGCGAAATTGCTGAGAAACGTATAAAAAGAAAATCAATTCAACTAGTAAGATCAGTTAAGAGTATCCGTAACTGATACCTTCACAAATTAAATTCATCTGCACTACTACCGCCATAGCATAGGCCACTGCATGAGCCTTCTTAAAGTAGTATTCACCGTCAGTGGGTTTCGTCCAGATCGTCTCCATAACCGTATTCCAACTCTCCCCAATCAATTGTCTCTTGGCGGGTCGTATCATAGCCAAAACGGCCGCTAGCTGGAGTATACTCCTCGGCTTCATCTGCCTCAAAATGCTGCCGTGTCCGTTGACGTGAAATAGTAAACTGCTGAAATCGTCCTGCTCTAAAAGGTCCCATAGTGGCTCTGTTTCCATTAAAGTTTTGAGATGCTCTTCATCTCGTATATCTTTATATATGCCTACATTCAAAAAATCTATCTTAAAGTAGCCTCTATCTTCGGCTTTTTTATATTCTACACTAGCTGTGTCTGTTAACGGATTATACGGTATAGCATGACAATATACACCAGTATTGTGCTTTTTAAAAGTATCATTTTCTTTCATTGCCGCAGGGACATGTTGGATAACGTCCAATACTTTTCTTCTATCAGCAAAGTCAATATCAATATCCGGCATTTCTAATCTCGTCGTATGATGGTGCGTAGTTTCCGCGGTGTTGAACAGTAATACCTGCCGCAACATTAGCAAATATTATAGCTTTTTCTATGTCTTTTGTAAAGAGGTATTGAGTAACTAACGCTGCCATAAAGGTATCTCCGCAACCACATACATCCATAACTTCTACTTTTGTAGTAGGATATACATCACCGTTATGCATAGCACCTCTACTACCTAACGTAACAATTAAATTGTCGTGTTTGGAACTTGAATTGTTGAATTCCATCTCATTAATTTTAACATACGTATCTGGCATATTAAACATATTTAGGTCATGTTTTTTAGTGTCGATAAACACAGGGCATTCAGAATTTTTAATTAGGTGTATTATATCCATGTAAGATAAAAATCCTTTATTGTAGTCTGATACAACAATAGCATCATAATGCTCTAACGGAAATGGAATATCCCCACTCCATCCTGTTATTTTTGGTTCGTCGTCTACACGTAACAGATGTTGTCCTGATCTTTCATCAATGAATCGAGTTTTTGTAATAGGGTCGTTGTTGGTTACAAAATCTGCAGAAATATTTAAATTGATTAGATTAAGATTAACATTTGAAGCCATGCCAGGTACATCATAAGTATCAACAATTTTTAACACAGGCACAGGAGCCTCTGGACTCAATCTATCCACGCTACCAATATTATACCTATCGGTACAAGTATCACCGATCAGTAATACGTTGAATAATATTTGTTGTTGAGTATCCATCTACTAGTTCCACTAATTTAATTTCTTTACAATGCTCGGCACCAACAATACGTTTGCCTTCATAATCTTTGCCCTTAACCATTATGTCAGCTTGATACATTTCACAAATCTGTTCTAGGTCTTTTTCAGAATTAAATGTCCATACAGCATCTACACATTTTAATCCCTGAAGCATAAATGCTCGATCGTTTTGATTGTTAATAGGTCTATTAGCACCTTTAAGTTCTTTTACTCTTTCGTCAGTGTCTATACACACTAGAAGAAATTCTCCTAGACTTTTTGCATGTTCAAGTAATTCAACATGACCGCGATGCAGTATATCAAATGTACCATTGACTATAATTTTCATTTTTGACTATCGCCTTTTCCTACACGATAATTGTCTTCTACGCTATCTGGTGTAGAGACTTCGATAACTGTGCCTGCTTCAATGCACTCTAATTGGTGTGGCATGCAAGGAGTATTATGCCACACGCCACCGTCACGTAATTCTGTTTCGTGTAGTTCAGCAGTAGCAGTATCAATCCAACGAACAATAAACTTACCTGATTGTATATACCAAGTTTCTTCTTTGTCTTTATGGAAGTGCATACTAAACTTTGCACCTGCATTAAAGTTCATAAACTTACCGCAGTATTTGTCGTTAGTTGCCCAAATCAATTCACTGCCCCAACCTTTTTCTACAAATCCTTTTAATCTCATAGTTCTCCGCTTTCGGCCAATTTTAGCATTAGACTGTAATGTTCATATGCTTTTTTTACTGCTGCATATTTGTTATACAAATATTTCTCGTGTTCTTTCTGTTCCATAATCATTTCAAACATATGATAATGACCTTGCTTTTTCATATTATTAAAAACCTGCGCTTCAAAATCTGCAATACGTTCTAATTCACTTTCTGCAATCTCTACAGTATACAAGGGTTCACTATCAACTACAATATCTTCATATACTCGATTAAAATCCATAGGATCTCTAAAGTAATTTATATTAACTTTATGATATCGACTTGCTCGTTTGTTTGTATCGAGTACTCGGATTTGATGTTGTTCACAGAACTGTTTTATATTTTCCATACTTATATGTATACTTTATCATCACCGCCTGCTGGAGTTTTTACTCCAATGACAAACGATGGTTCTAGGTAATTCGAATCGTTTATTTCGCCTGGCTCTAAAACAATAACATCACCTGCAATATACTTATTGCCATGAATGATACAGCTCCCTGAAATTATGAGTAATGTTTCTGTACATTTGATATGATAATGAGCTTTGATAGGTCCAACTGGTTCCGGAGTGTAACAAACTTCTGCCAGATCTGTTTGAACGGCTGCTTCCGGAAATGATCCCACAAACCAGCCCCTTGCACCTGTATTTTTTAATTTAAAATGTTTCATGACCACCTCAATATAAACATTGTAGCATCCTTAGGGTCTTTGAACAACCACTGCCCTTTTAGCAACTTGTAGTCACCTTGGGCATTTAAATGTATCCATTCTGCTGTTTGACTATACCAATGATCAAATCTGCTTGGCACTATGTTTATTCCTATGTCTGTAAACGCAGGATTAACTTTAGTTGCTGTCCAACCTTCGTCTTTTAATACATCAATCATAATTGTATCCAACAATTCACTGTCTATCTCACGAGCTATGTCTTTTCCCATGTGATCTAAAATGTCATCTTGTAAACTACGAGACATTGCCCTTTTACTTGCAAATCCAGTCATGAAGCATATCTTAATGCAAACAAGGTTGCTAACTTTTCTTCGTAAAATATAAAATTAGTAAACCCCCTAACATCACCGATCATAGGATCCCAGCGGGTTTGATAAAAAGCAAAATCAAAATCTTTTCCTTGAGTTAAGCCACTGTTTCTCATTGCTTTAACAATTTCTATAACTTCAGTAGGGTCTTTATCTAATAATTTAATCACGGTCATTTAACTCCTGCCTCTGCAAGTATCTCTTTAACAAGTGCTACATCTGCGGGAAATTCTTTAAATTTCTTTAACCAATACTTGAGGTCAAATGCAGGTTCAATCATTGCCAATTGTTCGTCATTCATCTTACCTGCCATGTCTTTACCTGAATTACAATTTAACAAAACCCAACAACTAATCTTGCCGTTGACAATATCATGAACCGCTTTATTAAGACTAACATAGTTAAAGTAATGTGCAAAATTTGCATTATGATCATCACCCCATTCCATCATTGTCTGCAAGGTCCGTTGTACTGCGGCTTCAACTGGTTCTACTTTAAGCATCTCAAATAGATACTGTTCATAGAGTTCATCCCTGCACCAATGATCTAACTTAACACCACTCTTAATAACGAAGTCAATAAACTTAGTAGGATATAATGGATTTACATTGTTAACAAAACTACCAAATTTTACAAAGGCATTGTAGTAAGCAGAGTTGCAAAAGTGGTCATAGTTCTTAAGAACTTTGTTGCCTTGTGTAAGTTGATAGAATCTATTATAGGCCATAAATCCTGCCTGCACTCGCTTCTCAGTCTCTTGTAGAGCTCGGCGTTTCCTTTCGCACATGTGAGCAACAAGAGTCTTTTCTTTCATAAAACTCTTACTACAATGTACACAAATAAAAGGCTGTTCCACAAGTGCTATCATTGATATTCTTTTCTATCTTTTTTATCAAAACCCATTTTGTCAAACAGCTCTAGTTTTTCTTCCTCGGTCATTACACTGGCTAATAATTTAATCTCATCCATCTTATATGTTGGATGTAGGACAGCTAATAGCTTTTCAAACTTGTCAAAGTCCGACTTCAGGGCTGGCAAGTAAGGATGATAGCTTTTAATGCCTGCGCCGGTGGCGGCATACAATAACCACAACAACTTCTCATGATTCTTACTTAGCATCCAATGGTGTTTATTAACCATCTCATTGGTCATTTCAACAAACCATTCTTGAATGTCTCTGTCATTAGATCCAACACTACTAACAAATCTTAGCAATACATAAGGACTAAACTCTTTTAATTCTGCGGCTGTGAGATTGTCGTAGAATTCATAGTTCTTATTGTCAACGGCAGACAACACCTTAGTTAAATCAAGTGCCCGTTTCTTTGGTTCTTTTTTAGGTTTTGTTGTTGCCATGATCTTTACTTAAATGATAAACAGTCATTAATTTGTCTAATGCAATTTTTACAGCAGGATTGGTTTCTGCAAGTTTTTGTATCTCTTGCCATTCACCCCATGCACCG